GTGATGTCACGGTTGTTGATGCCGTTACTGCAGCCAAAGCAATCTCATCAAACAACTTAAAATTTGCTCCGCTTGAATCACTGATAAAAATCAAAACCAAAGTTGCCGCATTTGTTCCAGCAACCTTCGCACCAATTTGTGTGATCTTCGTGCCGTTTGTTGCAGCAGTTAAAAGCGTGACGGTGTTTGTCATCGTTGCACCTGTTCTGTCGGTTGTCGCAGTCGTTACCGTTGCGATTGCAAGTTCTGGTGATAGTGCGAATATGGGTGATGTATTTGCTGCCATTTTAGTAGTTATAAAATAAGTATAAGTCCCCACCCGTTGATGGTGGAATGTTTAAGTTTGTCAAATTGCTTCCGTCAACGGCAGGAAGTTTTGCAGACGCATCCAACTGTACTAATTGAGATGCTCCGTTAAATGTGTTTCCTTGCTTTGTAACGGCAGATGATAGGCGTGAATCACTCAATGTACCACTTGCGATGTTTGATGCGTTTGTGGTGTCTACATCGGCAACATTGCTCAACCCTACTTGTGCTTTTGTAACTGAGTGTGGGTTGCTTGTGTTGGATGTATGTGATGTAAGTGTTGATAGGTTTGCGGTGATCTGAGCTTGTAATTTACCAAACGCAATCAATACCGAATCAGTTGCAGAAATCACGGCATTTGTCACTAAAGAAATACCAGTCAACACGACTGCTCTCACCCTCGCTGCGGTGAAATACTCGTTTGTTCCCTCGCTGATGTCCGTGGTTGTCAATACAACTGCACCCGTCTTTGTGTTTACGGATTGAACATTTCCCTGAGATGCGATGGTGATGGTTTGAAGTGCATCGTCAAAGGTGATGGATGTGTTTGAACCAGCTTTGAACGCTGCCTTTGCCTTCGTGTAAACTCGTGTATTGGTGAAATATAGGTTTGTTCCTTCGGCAAGGTTTGTTGTTGTACTGGCTTCCAATACCCTTTGTCCGATGTTGGCAAGGTTTGTCCGTTTGGTGACATTCTCGGAATAGTCAACAATCGGAATACTATCCTGATTGACATCAATAGTTCCAATGGAATCAAGTTGGGATATTTTCTTGTTAGACATAACTTTCTATCAAACGACCTCCATCCTCTTGGAGCAATAAAAATGAATCCTCAGTTAATAAAAACGCAGCAGTCAACGCATCTACTTCATAATTTTTCTTGACATCATCCACGCTTCTTTCAAACCCCATATCCCTATTCGTGGTGAATGTTTTCTTGGTGAGTGATACCTCGTGTTCAACGCCCATATCACGATTCGTTGTGTAGATTTTCTCGCTCACGATACCTGGTAAAATAACTCGTTGTTTAACAATGGAAGAACTTTCAACAATCCCGTTTCAACCAACTCATCAGCCAATGAAGGATTCAAGTTGTTGGAAGAAATCTGAGCGTAAATATTGTACTCGTGTTCACCGACCTCCAAAGTTTTGGCATCGGTCACACCTTCATCAAACAAGAACTTGTTGTATCGTTCTTTGAAAGTGGATGTATCGGTCAATATGAAATTCTTGAATGCATCGGTTTGTCTGCACTTCATACTGAACAGAAAATACGGGTTTGCAATCGTCACTTTTTCGGTGAGAGTTACATACCAGTATTCGGAATCTTGCTTAGTTACTTGGAGCATCTTTGTAAAATAGCGAGTTTACTTTTATGTAACAAAAAAGGGTGAGCAAATGCCCACCCCCTTTGTCTATGAATCAAGCGTACTTAAATGCCCAATGTAGTTACCACCGAACCTTGCAAGATGAAAGGTGCTTCGGCTTCGATTGCAGATAGAGTCACCTCGTATCCAGTAGAGTCACCCATTGCAGTACCCGTGTTGCTGACCATTGCAGTCACATCACAACCCAAGTCTTTACCAGCCAACCAATATTCGTCATTGTTCGTTTTCACGATTGCATAGCAACGACCTTGTGCAAGAAGTTTCATCTCGTTGCGTTTGGTAGTTGACAATCTGCGAAGTTTGAACACAATGTCAGCTTGGTTGAAAGATGTGCCGTTTTCAATCGAAACATTTGTAGTGTTTGTCATTGATCCGGTTGCTTTCGGTAGCTCGTAAGTGTATACATCACCGCTCACCACAGTTGTTGCAGTAACTACACCGCTAACAACGGTAAACTTTGATGCAGTCCAACTGATTAGGTGGATGCTTTTGATACCCCCGATTGCCTCTTTGCAATCAAGGGTAAATCCTGATGTTAATAAACAAGGCATCCTATCTCAGATTAAAGGGTGAAATAAACAACTTCAGATGGGAATGCAACCTGCACACCATACTTGAAAGTCAAACGGAAACGAACTTCGTCAGAATCTTCAGAGTACCAAAGTTTTGCGATTTCCTCTTCGTTTGCAAGGTCAGTTCCTAAGAAGAAGTTAGACAATGAACCGGCAAACAATTTGTTTGTTCCGTTCAAACCACCAACGGCGATCAACTTCATATTAGTTCCAGGATAAACCATTTCCATTTCAGTTGCAGCATCGGCTACATAGTGAAACAAATTGGCGTTCTTCAAATTAACCAACATCAACTTGTAAGCGTCAACACCCAAGAAACAAACTAAGTCAGTTTTGGTTGCAACGGCAGCTGGAATGTTTGCATAGATTTGATCCAAGATGTCATCGATGTTTGCAGCAGTCACGGTTGTGAAAGTTGTTGGTGCAGCATTCGCCAATGTTGGAGATGCAGCAGCGATGATTTTGCTGAAACCATCAAAACGGCTTAAGTTAGGATTACCACTTGCAGTATCACCCTGCCAAAGAGCAGTTTCCAAAGTTTGTGCAATCACGGCTACCTTCTCATTTCCAATCTGCTCCTCGAAAGGAATCATTGTTGGTGAACCGGGCATAATTTGTGTTTGCATCCACTTTGCTTCCAAAGTTTTAGGACAAAGAGTTTCTTCAACTTTCACAGCACCAACGGTGATGTTTCTTTGTGTGAAGGTAGTTGTTCCGCTTGGATTGTACCCACAGCCATCGGCTTGTAGGAATACAGTTGAAGCGATGATGTTCAAGGCAGCAGATGATTTAACACCTACCTGCACTTGGTTTGCAGCGTACATCGCAGCAGCAGTTTTGCCGCTGAACAATGCTTTAACCAACAAATCTGTTGATTGTTCGTTGTTGTAATTAACGAGAGATCCGACTGAAAATGCCATAGTTTTAGTTTATTTATTTAGTGAGTTTTTTAATCTTTTCAATGCTTCAAACTGATCATTCTTCTTGTTTGAAACGGGAGTTTTTGTTGGTTCTTCTGAAGGCAAGTCAGCAACTTTCTCAATCAAGTCGATTGCTTTGCTCATTGCTTCTTTGTGGTTGTTGTTAGATGCAGTCAATGTTGCAACCTTAGCAGTCAATTCAGCAATGGCAGTTTCCATTTTGGCAACTACTTCGTTGAATGCACTTACTGTTGCGAACTCTTCGGCTTCAACTTCAATCTCAACTTCAGGTTCAACGATTTCAGTAACCATTCCACCAACGGTTGTTACCAACAATCCACCTTCAACTTCGTGAGTTGCATCAGGTGCTGGAATGTCACCTTCAGCAGTTTGAACGAAGATGGCAGTTCCGATTGCCAATTCACCTTCGTAAGTGATTACAGTACCATCAGTCAATGTGGCGGTTGCCATCTCGACTTTGATTTCTTCGTCAGAGAATCCAAGCATTGTGCGGATTTCCTTGAGTGTTTCTTTTGCGTTCATTTGTATATTAATTAGTTTTTAGTTGTAAGTGTTGCAATTTTACTTGCCATTCCATTGGGAAAGGATTGATTTCATTTGGTCAAGGAGTTGTTCATCAGCATCAACCGGAAAGTCAAAAACACCCTCAACTGAGAATCCCTTGAACTCGCCTGACTTGACTTTTGCCCATACTTCTTCGTTGTCGATTAAATAAGACACAAACCAAGAACCATCGGCAACCTCTTCAAATCCCTTCGGTGGCATCACGCCCCGTTCACGATCAATAATGTATGATTCAAACAAGCTCACGCCATCTGCGATTGGTGTTTTGTGGTGAGTGTTCACCGCATCGTACTTGTTGCCCCTTGCCCACTTCTTTGCAATCTTGAAGATGCTCTCCTTGTCAAATACCACATAGTATTCCCCACGCACATCATCCCTTCGGTAGATTGGTAGATCGGCAATCATTGCTGCTCCAGTAACGATTCGTTTTTCCTCGTCTTGGATGGCAAATTTACTCGCTGACAATTTGCGTTCAGTCCATCTCAACATCTCCTCACCACCCCACAACAAATAAGAGATAGTCCCACAAGCATTGTCATCATCGGGATTGTAGTATTCTTTGGCTCGTGATAGGTATGAATAAATCCGTTGAACCGTTTCATCGCTGATTGGTTCACCTTGTGCCAATTGTTGACCTCTCACCTTGCCGACTTGAGTTGCACACTTGTTTCCGTTCTCCTCGTTCAATCGGATACCTCTTTCGGCATTTGCTTTCGCACCTTCAGGATAATCCGTGTAACTTTCAAACTTTGATTGATACATTGAATAACATATCGCAACGGCTTGTTCACTATCCTTGCCTTCGCCAATTAAAATTGGGATACATCTTTGAACAAACTCTTCTTCACTTTCATTTGGATTCGGTTCAACAAACTGCTCTTCAAATGCAAGAAAGTCCTTTTGTATGGCTGGAGTTTCTACCAAAGAAACGAACTCAATGCCTGTTTCATCGTCAAACTCGTTGATGTCTAATCGGTATACTGGTAACTTCATCTTTCTTAAATAGCGTTATTTTACAACGGATACTTTTCTTGTCGTATCCACACGATCAGTTGTTCTTCGGATGTCACCTTCAGTCACAAATACTTTGGTATCAAATCCGCTTACTGTTGGAAGTGATGAGCTGATATTTGGTGCAGACATTTGTGGAATACCACCGCCATTCATTTGTCCTCCGCCTGATGGTGCAGACGGCTGACCACCTTTGAGGATATCCCTTGCTCTCTTTGCATTGGTTAAAATCATTGCTGCCAATCCAATGTACTTTGCTGCACCGGCAAGACCCCCCGTTGCGACATTGTCCGGTGATGGTGATTGACTGACTTTTAACGCAGCGGAAAGTGCCATTGCCGTGTCTGCCGCAATTACACTAACTGCAAGAATCTTACCCGTTTTTGATTGTTCACCAGCAAGTCCGATTACTGCATTTGCTAAATCAACCGATGCTGCGTATAAATCTTGTTTTGACTGCTTAATGGCAGCATCATTTGCTAATTGGTCAGCAGTTGCCTTGTCGCTGATTGCTTTTCTTTTTGCGGCTTCTTGCTCATTAAGAATTAATTGATCCGCAATATCTTGTGCCGTTTGTGCTTTTAATTGCTCTGCGTTTTTAACAATCCCAGCACCTTTGATGTTAAACAATTCGTCTTGGAGTTCTTGTTCGTGCTTCTTGTTCTTTTCATTCTCCGCTTCAAGCTCTTTTGCTGATTGGTCTTTTGCATCTTTGATTGCTTTCAATCTTGCCTTTTCAGCCGCAGCCGCAGCCGCTGCTCTTTCTGCATTGTACTTGGCTTCTTCAATCTTCAAAATTGCCAAAGCGTTCTTCGTGTCAAGAATGATTTTACCCCATTCTTTCTCCGTGTTCTTTCCGTAGTTTGCACGAGCTTGTGCAAGGTCATTCTCTAACTTTTGTCGTTGCTTGTTGAACACACCAACTTGATCACCTCTTGCTTGTAACAATGCAATCTCTCGGTCAAGTTGCTCATTCGTCTTGCCCGTTGTCTTGTTCAATTTGTCCAATGCCCTATCTTGAGCGGATGTTATTCCAACCCAATCGGTAAACTTCTGAACCAACCCACCGACAAATGTTGCCATTGATGAAAGACCAGGAAGCAAGTTCATCACCGCCTTCTTGAGTGTATCAAAATTTGTGATGATCAATGTCAATGCAACTCCAATCACGCCAAATGCCAAAGTAGACATATTGCCCAACGCTTTGAATGCGTTAATCACACCGCCTTTGATATTACCAGCCAATGCACCAAATTGTTGTTGAACTTTCCCAATACCCTCAAGACCTTCAGCCAACGCCATCGCACCTTGCAGTTTGACCATTGTCTTTTCCAAGTCCTTTGATTGATTGCCGAACAATGCCATTGCCCCTTGTGCTGCTTGGAATCCACGAGCAACACCTGAAACAACTGTGTTCAATTGGGCAAACTTGTCGGGATTAACCGCAGCCACACGATCATTGAAATCCTCCATTCTATCACGAGCAGATGCAAGTGCTGCTTCTGCCTTCCGTGCTTCAGGTGAGAACTCACCAAACTGCATCACCGCTTGTTGAGCTTGGATGGTCAGTTCCTTTATTTCGGACTTCATTGATTTGAAGTCGGGCTTTTTGACGGTTAAGTCAATCGTTGCGTTTAGTGCCATTATTTTTGTGCTATTATGAAATAATCAACGCCATCTGTTTCAAAGATGTGCGATGCCCATTGTAAAATCATTGTATGTGTATCTCCTCCGTCTATCTTTGCCGTTCCTGTCGTAGCAACTATCACAGAACTTCCGGAAGTTATTTTTTTAATTGCAAATTGTTTCCCACTCAATCCAGTTGGATCAGGCAAGGTAATTGTCTTGCTTCCACTGGTGGTATCAACCAAAAACAATCTATCGTCTTTTGTTGCCGTTGTGTTTGCCGTTACCGTCTTGACCGAACCTCCACTCAAAAAAGATGGATACATCTCGTAATTCCCGATGTAGAGTGTATCAGATTTGGTAACTTCAAAGTCATTGCAGACAAGAGCCACACTTCCATCCGTTCCGATTGGGAATGATACCTCCGTCAATCCAAGACCTGAGTTGTTGACATTGATTGCTGAATTGACAACTTCAGTTCCAACAAAAACACCCATTCCCGTTCCTTGACTTATGCCAACGCTCACGCCTTTGATACCGGGTCGGATTGGATTGTTTCCGCTCGGATAAATATCTCCGTATGTTTCGCCTTGATTCCCTCCAGCAGTTCCCGAACCAATCACTTTGATGGTTTGTGTTGCAGGTGGGATGAACTGAGCCAAAAGGAATTCGCATTCATAAACGCCTTCTTCAACTGGATTGTAATCACTGACCTTATTCAATCTCCAGTATTGTCCTTCAAAGAAATACAAGTTGTTGAATCGCAAGTTGTACCAATCCGATGGGGTGATTCTGAAGTAAGCTCGTACAATCTTGGAGTTCTTGTTGGTGATCTCCGTGATGAATCGGTAGTAGAAATTTGTGACAAGGTTTGAATTGCCATACTGATAACCAGCACCAAGACCAAGTTCTTTCGGCATACCAAATAGTATGTCAAAGGTTGGGGCAGTAACTGAATCATAGTGAATCGTCATTGGTAACTTTGTACGATTCGAGTAGAATGGCAGCATATAGGAAATTGGATACAATCTCCAAGATACATCGGACTGCAAACCGCCATAATAAAGGATTCTCAAGTCACCATCTTTCTCCGCCTCAACATAACTCAAGACAAAGTTCTTTTGATTGTTTGGATAATTCTTGATCTGAGTTGGTGAGAACACAATGTCAATCTTCTTCTCCGTCTTGACAAAGTCATTGTCAACTTTGTAGGTGCGTGATCCGTAGGTTGATTGATAGAGTTCCTGGTATTGTTTATTGGATTCATCTGCACCTTCTTTGTAGCTGAACACATAGGGATTGGCATCAAGATCACCCATAGGGATAATCTCAACGGGTTGTGAGTAGTCAAGTTTCTTTGTCCAATCCACATTCACTCCGTTGTAGAAATCATCACGGGGAACAATCCTCAGAACCTTTGGTTGGTCTTGACTTGGTTCAATGTACAAGTTGAACATCTTGACAAACGACATCAGCATCTCGCTTTGCTTGACTTCAGAATTTAAGAACTGCGAGAAATCAACCGTTGTGTTGTAACCGTATGTTGATGCTTGACAATCATTGAGCAAAACGGAATCGGCTAAAATGTTGTAAGTGAATTGTGCATTGGACAAAGTTTGTCCAAAAGCATCGTCACGAACTTGCACCAATCTAAATTCAACCGTATCACCGCTTCGTGCTTGTAAGCCAAACAACAAATTGTGAGTCATTGATGCTCCGAGAATTTGAGTGATCACCGCAGATTTGATGATTGTTCCGTTCACAAAGATTCCGATTGATACATCAACATCAGTGATTGGTGATGGTGGAACATAGGATGCCAATGTGCAAACCGCTTTGATGGTCAACTCAAATGCGTAATCCCCCATCGCAGGTACGGTGTAAACTCCAGTAGTGTTGTAATTCCCACCATTGTCAAAGTTGCCTGAAGTTGAATCGTTCTCAAAGATGATTGTTTCGTTCAACTGCATTGACTGACTCGCAGTTTTAGTTGCTTGGAATTTCCTTGCTTCAATCACTCCAGCGCTCACGGTCAATCCGTTTGGTGGTGGGATGACTAATCTTTTGAATCGGGCGTTATTGAAGAACGAATCGTTTGTATACGAGTACCCAGCGTTTGTGAATATCTTGTCAACGATGGTCTTGGCATACAAGCAAGGTGTCATTGATGATACTTCAAACTGGGTGATGTTTTGCGTGTTTGAATATCCCTTGTCTATCATTGCGTACATATAACCTTCGCCATACGCAAATGCTTGTGGACTTCCGTTTTTGTAGATGGTTGTATCCCAAGAATCAATCACCGAACCGCTTGATAATGTGTGGTTAAATTCGCTGAAGTTTAGGTCGTTCAATTTGCGGTCTGCGATGGTTGTGAATAGATCAGCCGTTTGTCCGTGTAGTGAACATTCATATTGAATGTCCGTTGAATCCAGCACATTGATTTGAATCAATCTGATGAATCCACGCAACTGCTCAATTTCGTCAAGCAATACCACGACATCCGCTTTCTTATTCGGATTGAAGTCGGGTGCAAACTGCGTAGTTCCTTGAATGGTTTGTTCAACCTCAAAGATGTGACCAAATAGTTTGTTGTTCGCACGAGTACCAGGAATGACAACCGTCTTTGTCCACTCACTTGACCTTGTTTCAGGCGACTTGATGTCAGCAATTGACTTGGAGATGAGAATGTCAAAGTTGTCCGATAGGTCAACTGGTGAGTTGTTGACTAATAACCTGATCATAAGCGTTGTGATTTGTCAGCGAATGACAAGGTGACATCAAGTTCAAGGTTGAACAACTTGTCCTGCACACCTTTCTTTTGCTCATAGGTTGCATTGTCAATGTTCACCGCATACAAAGTGCCATCATACATATACACCACCGGAGATTCAATTATATCACGCAACCAAACGGATTCGGTGTCATCAATCCAATTGGATGTGAGTTTCACTTTCTGACTTGCCGTTGTATGATAGTTTGAACGAGTCCGAACACTTGTCGCATAACCGTATGTCGCACCGAGCGAGTACGGATTGGATTGGAATTGCTTTCGTGCAACCTCGAATGTATCTCTGCGAACCATATTGAAACGGAAGGAATCAAATCCACCCAAACGATTCATAAAGAAGATATCCGTTGTTTCGTATTTGCTGCACTCGTCTTTGATGTTGATGCGATAGGTTTCTGACTTGGCAGTTCCACCAAGTTTCAACACGACATCAAAGAATGTCGCTGCACCGGGTATTGTCAATTGGCTTCCCACGGGTATTCTCACGACCTTAGACGAAGGCAATGTGAATGTTTGGGTACTTGCATCGGAGTAGGTAATTACAACGCTTGTGGCATCACCTTTCAAAGCATACAACCAATCCTTTTGAGTGCGATGGATGTATCTCGTTCTGACATTTGTCAAGAACTTTGCACTTGATGATGTGGCAAGATATTGAGCTTGTGCGTAAGTGACCAAATCAAACGGATTTAAGGCAGCATTCCAAACAGTTCCAGTTGCGGAAGTCAAGTCAAGATACTCCGTGATTGTTCCCGTTGCTGATGCGGAATACTCATACCCAAACTCGACCTCGTAATCCGAGAATGACGATGTGCATCCGCTTGGTGATGTATCTGCAAAGTTCCAATCGTTGCTGACATAACTCTCAACGATGCGACCAATGTTGAACACTCCCTTGTTTGTACTTCCAAAGTAGATAGGTGCTTTTAACTTAGCAACGGATGTTGCTGCGACTTTGACATTTGCAATGAACTTGAAATTGTCTTTAGTGTAGATACCACCTGAAGATTCCGTGATCACGAAGTTCGTGTCGTTGAATCCGGGATGATACGAATCGGGTTGTTGGGTGATTGATAGAGCCACGATAAAAAATAGCGGATAGGTGGTTGCGTTCCAAATGCGCCTACTTTTATTTGATTGCGCCTATTTTGCACTATATAATGGTTAATTGCACCCATTTTGCACCACATTGACCAATATAATAGTTAATGGATTGCACAATAATTGCACAATAATGTGTCTTATAGTACCCGAATGCATATAGTTTTGGGTGTTTTATGCCACATTATACCCGAATGCGTATAGTTATGATGGAAAATTTGATGCAGTTACTCGGGTAATCACCGAGTATAGTGGAAAAATGTCGCAAGTATTGTAACAAATTACGACAACTATTTGTTACAACATCTCATTCAGACAAGCCACGATGTACGGATTGAATCCTTTTCCTGCTGCATCCTCCAATCGTTTCTGCCGTTCTTTGGTCTTGGCTTTGTAGAACGCCATTGAATTCAGGAACTCAATCAATGGCATATGCAGTATGAAATCCCACTTGGTGCGATCACCTTTGACAATCTTGTCAACTATCTCAAGCCAAACTATTGGGCTTTGGTCAACTGCTCGGTCATCTCCTTCATCTGCCCCGTCAAAGAGGAGAGGATATTTTTCAATAATTCGGGATAAACTTCCAAAAAAAAAAGAGCATAAGTGTACGGAAGTGGGACAGGCAAGTGCATCATCAACGCACATTTGTCCTCATAGTGTGCCTGAGCATCAACGACCTTCTTATTCCTTCCAAAGAAATCAACCTCAACCGATAGCAACGCAACAATCTTATTCAGCGACTCAATCACATCTCCGTTGAATACTTGCTGGAGTTCGATGAAGTGGTGACCACACATCTCGTTTGGCGTTTTGGCTAATCGGAAGTAACGACCACGCAGTTTGAAGGTGAACTTGATTGGTGCTTTTGGTAGGTCATTGAGAAACGACAACTTTGCAAACTCGGTTGTGAGCTTGTCAAGGGTCATTGATTCGACCTCATCCATTGAAAGATTCAAAGCAATGGCAAGAATGTTCATCTGCCTCTCAAGGTCAGACATATCACGACAAGAGTGAATCTCTTGCAGTTGGTGGATGGTTATGTTTTTCCAATTCATATTATGCGAAGTAAAAGGTTCCTGGTCTATTATGAGCTTTGCAATCAACGGCAAGTGCGAGAGCCATCACACAGTCATCGTGTAGTCCGGGCGGTGCAGTATAACGCACACCCGTTCTTGTGTACTCAAATTCAAAGTTCTCCATCTCCGAGCCAATCGGTTCTTCAGGAAAGAACACATCGGTTTGTTGCACCGACATCACCAATCCTTCAATCAGTTGTTGTTTGCTTTGGCTGGTGAACTTAAATCCCTTTACTCTTTGACAAAGTCGCTGAAGTTGTTCAACGATAGGATCTCCAACACCGGTACTATCCACAAACGATGGTGTGTTTCCAATGAGTTTGACAATCCTCGCTTGAGTTACTGACCAATCCGCTTGGAATCTCTCGCAGAATGATACGCAATTATTCGCATCCATACCAATAATAACCGTATAGTCCGAATACTTTGCCAAATCCACACCCCACGCAACAACGGGCATTGATGATATTGGTCGGTAACATTTGCGGATTGCATCCAAGCCAAACGGATTCGACTTGTCATCTGCTGGTTCTGCAAGGTAGAGTTCACGGAATACATAATCAGGTAGATCTCGCTTTGCTTGTTCAATCTCTTTCTCCGAGATGATGCCTTCCCTTGCTGCATCGTATGCCGTAATCTTGAAATACTTGTATTCGGCTTCTCCTTGCCTTGCTCGTTCCCCTAATTTATAGAACCAGTTCTTTTTGCCTTTGACATTCCCGATGAGTTTGCATTTGCCTTGTGTTGCAGTCAGCGTTGAACGGAGTGCATACCACGATTCCTCACGCATCCTTGATGCCTCATCAATCACCGCAGCATAGACATCATCTCCATACAAGTTGTCCGGTTTCTCTCCTGACTTGAATTCAATCCTTGCACCCGTTGGCAAGGTCAACAATAGTTTTGTTTCGTTGCTGATGAAGAAGTTTTTGTCCGTGACTTGGTTCTTCATCCTTCGGAATGCAATCTCCGCTTGTTGGTATACTGGAGCAACCCACCACACCGACTGACCATCTTTGCATTGGAGTGCTTGTTCAAAGAGCCAAATGATGTGTGATGCCGTCTTGCCAGTCTTGGTACTCGCAGCCGTAATAGTGAAACGGGCATCGCAATCAAGGATGTCTTTTTGGTAGTTGGTTAGATATGGTCGTGTGTAGTTTATTTGCACAACGATTTGTATAACTGCAATCGGGTTAGGTTGTGGAGTTCAAGGTTGTGATGTTTTTGGCAGTAGTCGTAGTTTGCCAATCCCATTGACTGACGAACTGAATGACCAACATCAATCATCTTTTCAATCGCAGTCCTCCAATCGTTTTGAGTTACCAACAATACCCCGTCATTCGCCTGATGGTACAAGTAGGGATACACCGCAGAACAAATGATTGGTTTTTTGTAGGCACTCGCTTCCACTATCTTCAGCTCAGATTTGCAGTTGTTGAACTTGGTATCTTGCAACGGGGCAACCACGAAGTCAAAGTGGCGATACACCTCACCGTATTCAAACACGGTTGTGCCTTCAACGATCTTTGCATTGGGCATACTCTTGGCGATGCGATTCCAAATCTCTCCGGGTGTATAACCGCAGATGTAGAACTCAATGTCCATTCCTTTGATTTGGTCGGCAATCAACTTCAAGTCCTCCTCGTGCGTAACTCCACCAACCCATCCGACCTTCACTTTGTCGGTGCGTTCCATCGGTTCTGCTTCCCATTGCTTGTGTGTGTAGTCAAGGCAATTGGATGCGATGATGACATTCTCATTGATCAAGCGAATCTCTTTGGCAAGTGCTGGAGTTGTGGTGATGACCGCATCAGCGTAATTGATAGAATCTTTCACACATTGCTTGATCCCTTTGCGATATGCCCAATATGCCGGGTTGTATTTCGGAAGAATCCAATAGTCATCAATGTCCACGACATAGGGAGTGCCTGAATCAGCAATCTTCTTCAACACATCATAATGCTTTGAACCAAGCCATCGTGAGAATATGATCACATCAAATGCACGATAGTCAAGGGTGAGCCATTCCTCTTGTGATTGGCAAACGCTGACATCCGCTTGTCCGTCAATTTGCATCCGAAGATGTGGCGTGAATAAGCGGTGGTAAACTACACCATTGATTCCGTCAGTTAATATCAGTAATTTCATAGAGTTTTAAGTAAGTGATTGAACGCTTGATTGGTGACATAGTCAAACCCTTTGTTGACCGGGATGACATTCGGTGAGTGAACGCATATCTCAAGCAATCGTTTTACCTTCATTTGTTCTGCGATTGCGTATGTGCTTGACTGATTTCCGATGAATGCCTTGCAACTGCCGACAATGGTTGCCAACATTAAAGCATCTTGGCATTTCAATAGTTCACAATCTAACTTCCATCTATCCGTGAATGAAATGTACTCATCTTCGTATCCAAAGAAAACGCACTTGTGTTCCTTGAGTGGGAAGTAGTTGATATCGTAATTGCGATACCGAGATGTGAAGTTCAAAAGTATCTTGTCCGCAAAGTATGGGATAGGTTCAGTCGCTTCAATGCAAGGTTCGTGAAGGTCGGACATCAATTCGGGGTACACAAGAAAGTGATTCCGCCTCAAATCACCAGCAGATAAATTCAATCCGTGATTCCTGAACTTATCAAAGTTATACTTAATATCGGGATGTGAATTCATCTCAACGCTTTTAATGTACGATTGATGCTCAAGCAAAGGTTTGATGTATTCGTATGACTTTAAGTTCATACAGTACCCTCCGCTTGGATGACCAGGAACACCATTCTGCTCACGGAATCCGATGTGAAAATCTACTGCACCGTGCAACTCCGCAACTCGCTTGGTTGCCGTAAGTGAATAGATCAAATCACCGAGATGCCCCGATTGGATTACTTTCATTCGTTTGGTAAAATTGGGATGGGCATCCAGTACATCACATTAATCCAAGCCATCGTGTTTTCGTCAATCCACATATCGTCAATAAACCGTGCAAGTTTGATTTCGCCATCAAAGGTTGCAACGAGTTTAAGTTCTCCGTCATACGGTGGGAATGTGTCCTCACCTCTCCAAGTTTTTTTCATCGAGATTCAAAGTTATTGTAAAGTTTTTAGATTGGATTGTTTGGTCAATGGTTTCTTTCGGTTTGCCTTGTGATCGTGTGAGCAACATCTCCAAGTTGAACAAAGAGTTTTTGTCGTGACCTTTTAGCAATGCACCGGCAATCGTGCGTTCCATAATGGTGTACTCATCCCCTCGGTCTATCTTCTCCAGTTCTTTTCGTGATAGCGAAAGCATTGACAACATCGTTTCCTCCACCTGAGTTTTGGTGTATCCGATTTCCTTCATTTGAGTGATGAGCTTCTGCGGTCTACCTTGCAGATTTATTCTTTCATCTCCACCTTTTTGAAAGGGTTTTAAGTTTTGCTCATTTGCCATAATTCTCGCTGTTATTTCACAGTTATTTTGCCATTGACAATCTTTGTTCGTGAATGGATTTCAACCACTCCTTGTGTTGTTTCTTATCCCCGAATTTGATGTGGCATTCTCTACACAAACACATCAGATTTTCAATGACATCTTTCGTTGTTGTTCCACCCATTCCCCGTGCTTCTATGTGGTGAAGGTCGTTCCCAACTTTACCGCACACTTCACAATCAATGAATGAGCTGATGTCATATCCGAAGTGGTTCATATAAATTTTGGTGTGTTTCTTCAAAATATCAATCCTTCCTCGTTTAATAACTCACGCAAATAGTCACGCACTTTGACCAATGCTTCCACAACTTCATCAGGTGTTTCATCCGATGCGTACTTTGTCCGTGTTCTCAACTCGTTGTCAAGTTCCGATACAACGCACTTCCACTTCCATCCGTCAACTGCATCTTCAAACTGATGGCGTTCTTCGTCAAGGTTGAATTCAAGGATTGCTTTCATCTATTGCCCTTAATTTTTTTTGTAATTCCCCACTCTACCAATTCCATAGCCCGTTTATAACCTTCTTTGTAACCATCGGCATAACTCGTTTCCTTTCCTGCGATTTCCATTTCTTTGGCTTGTTCTAAAAGTATTTCGTGTTTGTATTTAACTTGGTATGTTGTTTTGTCAACAATGATAATTCGGTGTTCAATCAGTTGGTCAAGAAACCATTGAACTGCCGTTTGTTGTTTATTGTTTGTCATTTCCGTTTGCGTTTGGGTTTTTGTTCATCATCGGCAAGTTGTGCCAATTCAATTGCTTTTTGGTCTGCCCATATTAAAAGTGAGAACACCGATTCAATCACACAAGTTGAGCAGTTTGGAAGATTCCGACCAAATATCTCACGATGTACATTCTGAAGTTGTGCGGATTGCTCAGGCGTTAATTGGAACACGAGTGTTTTTTTGTAGATCTCGTATGCCGGGCGAAGTGACTGGATGAATTCTATCATAGTTTAGTTTCTAATAGTGCGACAATCACAGTTGCGATGGATGCGTAAAGTATCCCCACCCAACCATAGGTGTACAAGAAAAAGGACAAGCCCAACCACCACGACAAGCAGAACGCACAGTCAAGGGGTTTCATTCGCTTCCATTTGGAGAAGTCGCTTCCATAGAGATAGCGTTTTAGTAGGTCGGCTGGTTTGCCGAAGTTGACGATGATGATGCTTAGACAAGCAATTCCAATTATTTCGTTGTACATCTTTCTTTCATTAATTTTACTACACGCAGAATCTCTCTGACTGAAATATCCGTTTGGCGGTGGATTGCCCGTGCTGACATTCCGCTGCACCATAACTTGAATAACTCCCTTTCATAGAAATACGCTTCTTCAGTTACCTGATTTATTTTGTTGATTCGCTTTTGTTCGATTTGCTCATCTTCTTCCCGTTCCAAAAGAAGGTCGGGTTCTTCAGACAAGTGCAAGTCGTAGACATCGTATTGATCATAAATCCGAGATTCACCAAAGGGATGCCGGTTGCCGTTGATACAAAGGTAGAGAAGACGGATTGTCCAAAACTGGATGTATCCGTCATTGTATATTTTCTCGATTTGTTCATCAGGTTTTTGCAGTATGGTCAAAAAGTAGAATTGATAGAGTTCCCTTGCCAACTCGTTTCCTTTGGCTATGTTCTTCGTGGCTTTGGTTAGCCATTCCGCTTTTGACAGTTCCTCTATGATTTCGGCTTTATTCACATTTTCTTTTCAATACTACAAATATAACCATTCTTTTCGTATTTTTTCTTTATCCTGAGCATCTCATCCTCACACCGTAGAATATGTATTGACGAGCTTAGACCTTTCGTGCAGATGCAAACCCAGTAAGGATAAAGATTCGACATATAGTTTGTTGGTTGTTCGGTCATATTCTATAAGTGAATCGTACACTTGCACGGAGTTGATGATGGTTGAGTGATCACGGTGAAGAATCTTGCCGATGGAAAGATAGGTCATCTTCAAATGCTTTCTACATAAATAGCAAAACAAGTGCCGAGCATCCATAATGTTTTGAGTGCGAATCTTATCCACGATTGCATCAGGTGTGACATCATAGACGATTGCAACTACTCGCATTGCTTCAGTCCACTCGGCATCTATCTCGTTGATCTTGCATCTTGGATTGATGATTTCATCTTTGAGTTTCTTGACCTCGTCAATGCGTTTTTGATTCAGTTCTGCAACAACACCCCGAAGGCGTTTAACTTCTTGTTTAAGTAAATGTATTTCCTGATAGTAGTTTGTCATAACTCGTTTATAATTTGAAATAATTGATAGGCAATTTGTGGAACTATTGCGTTGCCGTATCCTTTGATGGATTCTGCTCTCCACTTTGAAAAGGCAATGCCGTCCAATTTGGTGGGAAGCCCATCATCTCCGCTACAAATCGGGGATTGAGTTGGGAAGATATGCCAAGTGTTTCCGTCAATTGGCTGTTGGATTTGCGTTTTACTTTTGACCCTCTCCAATCTGATACGATTGGTGTTGGTAGCAAAGCTCTGATTTCCGGGTTTCCCAAACTGAAATTTACTCCCCCTTTTGATTGCCAACTCTTGCTTGTTGTTTTGTCGCGATAGTCCGTAGCTTGTGGGGTGGGTATAAATTCCAATGAACCAACACCTATCTCTTCGGTGCGGTGCGTTTTTGGCTGCAGCTGGAATAATAAACGGCTGTACTTCGTACCCTTCAGTTTCCAAGTCAAGGCACACCTGCTCGAATACCAATCCGCCATCAATATGCGTGATACCAAAAACATTTTCTGCGATGACGAATTTGGGTTTAATTTCTTGTATTGCTCTAAGCATCTCGCCCCACAAGTAGCGTTCATCTTCCGTACCTTTCTTTTTTCCTGATGATGAAAACGGTTGGCAAGGGAATCCACCGGTAAGAATGTCAATTGTGTTTGCATATTTTTTGAAATCAGTTGTACAAATATCTATGTGACTATCCGCATCAGGGAAGTGATAGTCCAATACTTTTCGTGGAAATTCCATCCACTCGCAATGAAAGATGTTTTCCCATCCCATCCACTCGGCTGCTAAATCAAAGCCACCTATTCCTGAAAATAAACTTCCGTGTCTCATAGTCGTTCTTGGTACATTGTGCGTTCACCGATGAATGTCGTTTTAATTGTGTAGCATTCACCGTGACGATTCTTTGCGATAATTAGTTCGGCTTCTTCTTGCTGGAGCTTCTCACCTGAATAGTATGCCGGGCGGAATGGGAACATCACAACATCCGCATCTTGCTCAATACTTCCACTCTCACGGATATCGCTCAGCATAGGTCTTTTGTCCGCTCTCTCCTCACATTTGCGTGATAACTGAGCCAACACTATCACTGTGATATTTAGTTCCTTAGAAAGCAATTTTAAGTTTCTTGATATTTCTGCAATCTCTTGCTCTCGGTTTGTTTTTGTTCCTTTGATCAACTGGATGTAATCAATGACTAAAAGTTCAAGTCCGTGTTTCGCTTTGTGAATCTTGGCTTTGGATTTGATTTGTTGGATACTGCAATTCGGATCATCGTCAATGTAAAATTGAACCGTCTGATTGTTGGCTGAATTGATAAGTTGCTGAACTTCAAACTCACGAAGGTTTGCATTGCGAATCTTCCAATTGGCAAGGTCGGTGATCAGCGACAAGTATCTTTTGACAAGTTGTTCGTTGCTCATCTCTAGCGACAAGAACAATCCCTTTCCACCAATCTTTGCAAAGTCATACATCAAAGACAAAGCGAGTGCCGTTTTACCCTGACCGGGTCGTGCAGCCATTACAATCAAATCACCATTGTTCCATCCTCCCAATACTCGGTCAAGTCCTGCCCATCCCGTTGGTCTTCCCGTGAGCTTGTCACCTCTTTGCACCGCCTCAATAATAGCATCAACCGTCTTGTTGGTAACTTGGGTAATCGTGACGGGATCATTGATGGTTGTGAACTTCGTGTTGTCGACCATTGTCTGAACATTTGTGAGAATCTCTTTTAAGTCAGATGTCAAATCCAAGTTGGTGATGTTCTCGATAAATTGTTTCTTCAGGTACTTGTGTTCAAGTGCTGGAAGGTGACTACTGATGTTTGGCATCCCATAAACATTCTGCGTGAGTTTGACGATTGTCACCATCTCAGCACGGCTGAACTTTTTCCCCAATGTCAGCACATCAATCTCATCGTTGTTGATGTACATTTCCAACATTGATTCAACAATGCGTTTGTTTAGGTTGTCTTCAAACCATTGTGATTTGATTCTCGGCAACATTGCACGAGTTTGGTCGTAGAATAAAAGTTGACCGATTATGTATTCTTCAAGTTCGTTCGTCATATTCTCGCAAGTTAAATACTTTTCTGTTGATAACTTGTGGAGTAGTAACATTATTTGAAAGATTATTATTTTTCCAAGTGCGAACCGCTGCTCTCCAGTTCTTCATTTTGTTTTTACCTACAAGCCATCCGTTGGATTCGTAGTAGTCAAACCATTTCTCGGATACATCAGCCATTCCAATTTCTAACATATAGGTTTTTAACTCTGATAAAGTTGGTTTTATAAAAACAACTCTTTGTTTCTTTATATCTTTATCAATACCACTATCAATAACAATATCACTATCGGCATTTTTGGTATCATTTGGTATGCCACTTGATGCGGTCGCATCCCATCGCATACGAGCATTGTCAGAATTACGCTTCCTGATTGTTTCGTATTTATCCAAATCACGCTTTAACGCTTGTCGGATTGGTTCAAATGCAATCTTGGTTATCACACTATCACTTTGTGGATTAAGGTCGTTCACATAGCGTAAAAGGTGCTTGAACAAATCACCAGCTTGTTCATCGGTTAGTTGCTCAACCGTGTGAATTATATCGCAGTAGATCAAGAATGATTTTTTATCCGTTGCCATTGTAGTTGATGTAAAAGAATCTTTGAATTTCACGCTTTTTATGATGCCTTTGTTTGTGACAAGTGTAAGATTGATTAGTGTCTTCACAAGCTAATTTTAACGAATCATATTTCACGCCAGTTGTTATATCAATTACCGGCTTTGATCTTGCTAATCTTAAGGATTCGCATAACCCATTCTGCCAAGCGTGTATTATATTCTCCTTTGATGTTGCCCATTCAAGATTGTCTTTGTGATTGTTTAATTTGTTGCCATCAATGTGATTTACTGTGTATTTATTTTCCAAATTTTCCATAAATGCCAAAGCAACTAACCGATGTATTTTTATAGTTTTTTTATTTGACTTAATTGTTAAAACTACTGCTAAATATTGATTACCAGGTACTCCAACTAATCCCGGTTTCAAAATTCGTTCTTTGCCATACTTGTAGCTCTTGACTCTCCCGTGACTGGAGATGTAGTAGATGCCATTGCTATCAGCAATCGGCTTCCATATTTCTTGTTGTGTTTCCATTTTTTTTGCATAAAAAAAGCCTTATCAAAATGATGCAATTGCGGTGCGATCATTCTAATAAGGCAAAAATCTTGTAACGATGGGAATCCGCAATACTCCCGTTTACTCTTACAAATATAGCGAATTACTTGGGTTGTTCCAAATTATAGTGTGGCTTCGCTTGGTTGTACAAATGGATGACCTTTGTCATAGAATATCCCATCTTCTTGGAGATCGTCAACCAAGTATATTGGTAGTCATCACGAAGGATTGCAATCGCCCAAATCAATGCGTATCGTTCGCTCATTGTCGGTCTATAAAGTTTGCGTAATAGATGGCATCCGTTTCGTTCTCAAATGTCGCAAGTAATTGTCCGGCAAAATACACACGCCACTTGACGATGTTATTTATTGATGCTTTGACCACGAGTGCTTTGATTTTTGTCATCGTTTAGTTCTTTTAAGAATGTGGCTTGTAGTTCCCAAGTTTTTGCACGGTCATTTGCTTCTGCAATCTTTGACCTGATCTCCAATAGTTCGGTTTCATAATCCCAAATCAAGCGATTCTTGTTTGAGATTTTTTCAAGTAGCTCATCTTCTCGTTCGGTTGTTTTGTGCAACTGGAGAAGGACGATGACAAATAAAATTGCCATTCCGATAATTAAGTAGTTTTGTATCATTTGCTTTTTCCTTTATAAAATTTGTGTTTATAGATTGCCTTCGTGTAGGTATCAAATTCGGGGATGTAGTTGTCCCTTTCAAATTGATACGGTGATGCCTCAGGCAAGTTGTCAAAGTCATTGAAGTATTGTTTCAACTTCCAGTACACGAACATCACCGCAATGGTGATGGGTGTGATTACGATTAAGAATATCAAATCCATAAATCAAAATAACAAATTAACTTTCATAATAACAAATTTATTTTATAGTTGAGTTGGTGAATGAACGATTTATTTTGTAATTGACATAAATAGTTCTCCAGCCGATGCCAACTTCTCGTCAATGATTTCTTGAATGTCATCCTCCAAAGTAATCAAGGTTTGCGTGAGCTTCTTGCCAATGGGCATTCGTGGATCATACGATAAGAACAATGCTTCAGTCATCTCCGTTGCAACCATACCCATTTGAACTTGCCAATAGTATTCCGGGCGTTTAGATTTGAACTGTTCGTTGTTGGTGATGAATGAGTTCTGAAGGTGGTTTCCGCTATTGAACGGACATTTGATTTCAACCAGGTGTGTGCCAAGTGCATCAGGTGAATACCCACCCCATTCGCCATAAGTGATAAAGGTATATGTTTCCGCACCATAGTATGTGTAAAAGTCATCGGTCTGCTGAGAAAAGTAGTGGAATGCTTCTTTCTCGTGTTCCTTGCCCCAATCCAATGCACGACCATACATCTCCGCTTTTTGTCCGGTTAGGTATTCCGCTGCCTTCTCAAAGATGAATGTCTTTGCAGTTTCTGAGAGATACTCCGATTTGTTTTTCGGAGTACCCATCAGTTTGTGGATTTCGGATGCGGTGAAGCGAGAACGCCTTAGATCTTGCCAATCGTCTTCGGTCAAATTAGTGTGAATTGTTGGAAGTTGAAGTTTCATTTCTCGCCAATTAAAAGTTTCTGATTGACTGGAGATACTTCAAACTTCGTGGTGATGTCGGTCATCAGTCCACCTGTCTGCAAGTGTTCAACTGCCTTTGCCCAACTCTTGTGCTTTGGGGTGAGTTCTTCTTTCTTGGGTGCTGACTGCCTTCCCATTGCTTTCTCACCATCGTCATCATCGTCAATGTTCAGATTTAGGATTGAGCCGAGTGCATATCTCCGTGCATAGGTCATTGCACTTCCCATTGCTTGTGGATCGTTTTGTTTTGCAACCGGCATCACATAGGATGATTCCATCCATTCTCCTGATTCAGCGTGAACGATTAATGTCGTGAGTGCATTCCCATCAGGGAACTGTGTAATTGCCAATCCGCATTCGCTTAATGGCTTTTGGATGGTGTCCAGTATGTTTGATAAACTTGCATACTTGGATTTGAAGAAAGGATTGCTTGATTCCTTTCCGACCTTGCTCACCGATGCTTGGAATTTTACCAATGCACCAGCAATGTTCTTGATTGATTCGCTTTTATTCATAGAGTTTTTGTTTTAGAAAAAGTTAGTTCTTTGTCCTATCATAAATAGAACCTGAAATTTAGTTGGTTCAGCATTGAAGAATGCTTCCGAGTTGATGCCGTCAAATTCTTTGATACAACAATCACCAAATCCGCTGGTGGTTGAGTTCAAGTAATCACCAAGTTCTTCAATGTGGTTTGCGATGAGCCAATTGTCAACGGCTTCAATTGTGTAAACATACTTCTCTTCGGAGATACGACCTTTCAAGGTTAGTATCCATCCATTGATAGCCAACTCAATCATTGTTGACCTCCCTCAATGCAATCTCGATGACGGCTTTTGCTTTTGGAGAAACGATGTTCCCATCGACTAAATACTTGCGAACGGTTGGAAGTGATACTCCGGTCTTCCGTGCGACAATCTGAAAAAGACCTTGTCTTCGTTTCAGTTTGATTGTTTCAATTGCTTTTGCGTAATCCATAACGAGAGCAAAAGTAAAATAAACAAATCAATAATGCAAATAAAATTTACTTTTAATTATATTTTTATGTCCTCCGAGAATATCAAATCCCCGAAACGAGCGTTCAACTCGTTGACCAATTCCATCTGAATGGATTCGGTGAATGCCTTTTCTAAGAATGGTTGTGCCTTTGTTCCGCTTCGGTGAATCTTTTTGGCAATGGCTTTGGCAAGTGAATCGTATGTTTGACCTTCAGCCGGTTTGATACCTTTTTGTCTTATCCACTCTTTTAACGATTGCCACAAGTACGGAGTGCCTTCAATATGCCCACCTCGTGTTGGTTTTCTTCCGTATTCAACAAATTCCCAATAGTCTTCAGCGACAAGAATGGTGTTGATGGATGTCGGGGATTTGGTGATAGTACCAGGTGCGAAAGATTGTCGGAGTTTGGATGATGCGTTTGTTCCATTGGCATCAAGATTCGCCCAAATCGGTGGAATTACTTTCTTGTTCCACCATTCAACGATGATCTGCTGAAGGAGTGAACCTTGAGATGCATCACCTAAATAAGTATCCAACGCATCGGGCAATTTGGATAAATCTATTTCAGCCATATTGCAACGCTTAAAATGGTTAGGACTACACTCAGCATCTTGTAACTGATTAAAGTGCGTGAGATGGCTTTATTTCGCTTGACAAGGGCATTGTTGTCATCCTTCAGGTATCCGATGTTTGTCTTTTGCTTGACGATGATGGAATCTTGTTGATCAATGATGACGGAATCCGATGTCACAATTTTGCGAAGAATTGTGACTTGCCTTCTTGCAATTGCACCCTTGACCAAATAGTGATTCGCTTCTTGGATTACACAAGTATCAATCAACACTTGTCCATTGCTGGTCAAAGGAATGAGAAACAACAAGAACCACATTTTACAAAGTAGCACTTTTGGGCGATTGTTTTTCTTTGGTTTCAATGAGCTTGTCAAGATACCACTTCGCTTTGTACAAATCTTCCAACCCATTTTTGTCTTCGCACCTCCAAATGTATTTGATTATGTTCCCGGTGCAAACTGCAATAATTCCTTTTTTATTGGTAGTTGCTGAATCAATTGCATCAATGCACTCAATTAGTCCTTGTTTATAGTGTTTTGGGTTGACCGCATCCATCGTTTTACAAAGATATCATATTCTTCCTCTAAAATAAATGAATGACCACCGAGCATATAAACAATGCAGTATTCGTGGTATGCACTCACTCCAACAATTTGTGCAGAATCAATCGCACCGTCTTCAACAATTTCAATGATGTCGGCTTCTCCTTCGACCAAACCCATCCAATTGTCGTTCTTTTGCTCGTGTACAATTTGAACCTTTAAGATCATATCCGTTTGCGTTTTTTTAACTTATAGAATTTGACCGTTGATGATTTTGAAGTTGTCAACGTGAAACGATAAATCCTGGTTCACCGTTACATAGGCAAATCCATTAGACCATTTGGTGTAGGCGTAAGGTCTATATTCAGGTGACAAGTTGCAAAGTGAACCCATTGACCACACTCCAACTTGTTCTCCGTGCAGATTGTTTTCTGAGTGATGTGATACTTGGTGATAGTGACCAACAATTGTTGATGCCTTTGCTTTCAAGAAGAATCCTCGTGCCGGGTTTACTGGTGAGAATACTGATTCTCCAAGTTCGTGACCGTGCAACACCGTCAACTTGCCAAGTTTAATCATTTCACGATTGACGGGAATGATGTCGTAGGTGTGCAAATGCAACAAAGATTCCAAACTCACATCGTTCAGGTCAGCCAGTTCACGAGCATTCCTAAGAATGTATGCTCTCATCCTTTCCTCGTGGTTTCCAATCTTGTAGTAGATGGGTTGTGTTGGGAATAACTCTCTCAAATACTTAAAGAAGTTTCTTCCCATTTCCAATTCTTCCGAGATTTTTGGTCTGCGGATTTCCTTTGAGAACCTGCTCACATCATAACAATCAAGAATGTCACCATTCAAGATAATACAATCAGGCACATTGGTTGCTCCGTAATTTAGTGCAGCCGTCAACGCTTCTTCATCGTGGAAAGGAAGGTGAATGTCTGAAAGTACCAAATACTTGCCTTCGCCCAAAACAACGGGAATCATATCCTCAGCTCGTGAAAGGATATTTAGTTTTGCCAATCCTTCTTTGATGGAAGAATGTGTTGGCTTATCTATGTGATTTTGATTCATTGCACATTTTGCACTCATCTCTCCATTTGCACCCTTGTAATAACGCACACTATTTCTCGCAACTTCTAAACTTGGAAACAATCCCTCTTCCTTCGTGAATATCATTGATGCCAAAGTACGATTCGGCAATTCAGGAAATTGAAGAATGTATTTTTTGACGATTTCTTGTTTAAGTGTTTTCATAGAGTTGTGTCAAGTGTGCGATGTAACTCAATGGCTTGTTTCAGACCTTCTGACGAACTTTTGAATGTATCAAGGTAGATTGTATCCAAGTGATTGAGATATTTGATGAGAACGCTTCGTTTGATTTTCTCCCTTTCCACAATTCTTTCGTGCATTTCTACCTTGATAAGTGTTTTTGGCTTTGGATGTTCTTCAAAATTAAACATCGCCCACACAACACTAAATAGGTACAACGCAACTATTGCTGAGATAAGGAGTGAGAACTTGGAAGTTGATTGCATATCCAGCCAGTATATCAGTTTTTGAATCATAGAATGGTGATGCGTTCCCGTTGATGCTCAATTCAAAGTCACCATCGGTTTCCGTGTTGGTTTCTACCAACGCAAAAATGTCTGACATAATTTGTGCCGTGTCCGAAAGAACTTCAATTGTGTTGCTCTCAGATTCAAACACACGATCCATAACAATCAATGCAAAGTTGTATGTCATCAACTTTCCAGTTGACTGCAAATTGAAGCCATCTGGATACAACCACACCAAAGGGTAATACTCGACATTCTCAACCGTCAAATTGGACTGCTGACCAACACCAAAGTGACCGACCATTTTATGGCTTTCGGCTGCGGTCTGAATCTTTTTGATTATTTGGTTTAATGTCATTTTTTAGGAATTTGAGAAGTTTGGCTTCGTTGTTTTTTTGCCACTTATTTGTCCTGGTCGGTGGGGAAGTCGTAGTTGAAGAAACAATCGTCATATCTTAGTGGTAAATAAATTCCTCCGCTGAATGCAGTTGATTTCGGTCTGATGGTGTCAATGGTGTTGCCGGGATTCAAGAACAATGGATAATCATTTGTATTTGTGCGGAGATAATCACGCAACCTATTTGCATAGTATTCCGCTTTGTCACGATAGCGACCTTCAATCAATGTCATCTCCTCAACGGATACTGCACGAGCATTGTCCGATTCACGACTTGCAACCGATTTATTCATCAACTTAAATGTCATTGGCAACATTGCCTCAGTCAAAGTGTAGTACTTCAAACAAGGTGCTACATACGAATCCAAAAGGGTTGTGTTCAAGTTGGTCAGAGTTCCTGCGAATGCTTGAACTTGCAACTCGTTGTAAATACCTGAACCGATGACATCACGGATGTAAATCTCTTGAGCTTCTTTGATTGCTGACTTCAGCAACTTATCGTCAACATTCTCATTCAAAGGACTGTTGTCTTTCAAATAGGTTGTTGATATGAAATATACAAAGTTTGTCATTATTTGATTCTCCTCAATAATTGTTGTTGCCAAATGTGACGGCATTGTGGAACATTGACATCTCTCACGGGGTCGTGATACCATCCACCTCGTCTTGACCAAACATCAATTCCGGTCTCACTCTGAGCCGACATTGCATCAATATCCGCACGAGAATAAACACGATTGCTTTGTACAATTTGTTTGCAGAAATCACGAGATGTTGGAATCAAGATTCCGCCCTTCATTCCTGGTGCGATAGAGTATTTGTAACGAACCACAATTTCGGTTTGCAACTGACTGATTTCATCCAATCCTTTTGGGGTTACTTCAAGACCTTGATTGTATCCTTTTATCAACTTGGCTTCGTTCAATTTTGCAATGGTATCAACCACGACTTGTGGATCAAGTTTGGTGATGTTCACGATATCGCCAATCTGCAAACCTTTGTTTTCTTTCAGCACATTCAAGATGGCTGATTCAATCGCAGATGCGAAGTCAAACTTCATCGGTTCAAAGTTCTCCGCTGGTTCACCATACTTCATAAAAACCGCCAAGTCACGCTCATCATCCCATCCAAAAGGATTTTGTGATGATAAGGCAACGGGTGCAACGGTTGGCTCAATCTCTTCAAATCCCAATTCCTTACGAGCTTCGTTCTGCGTTAATAGTCCAGCAGTAAACAAGGCAACATAATCAACTCCAATAGGTGGTTTGTTAATTGTTTCCAAGCGAACTGGAGAGATGAACTCAAACAAATAAGTCAAAGTATCATCAATCTTTTGTTGACGGGGTTCGATGTATGACTGTTGGAACATCTCATAAGCTTCAATCATCTCGCTACGACCACCCAATTGACCTTCCACACGCACTCCAAAGAGCATCGGTGAGTTCACCTTGTGTGCAACAAATATCTCTTGTTGTACGGTCTTATTCAATAAATCAAATTGCTTGTCAAAGTCAGACGGTTGCAAGTTGCTGATCACCGACTCTTTCTCTTGTGGGTCGTTGTATTGGATGATAAGTCCACCGGCATTGTCCGTGCCTTGATAATTCTCTTTGAATCGTCTTGCAGTTGCACGAGCTTCTTCAGGTGTTGGGATTCCTTTGAATAACTGGATGTGAGTTTGTGCGGTGAATCCGTTTTTGATTGAGTTCAAATAGTAATTTGAAATCTCGGTGTCAACCTCAATATATTTTAACGCACCAACATAATCAGGCAAAGGATATTCGCCTTGACCAGGTCGGTAGAATTGGCAATAATAAAGTGACTTTGATTCTCTTGTGGTTGCGTTGAATGGCTGATAGTGAACTTGCTCCGCTTTGCGGTCAGTCCAATCCTCACAATACACATACTCGCCTTCAAGTCCTTTGCGGATATTCTTGAAAGGGATGTGGTAAATCTCAGCAATTGCCGTCTTTGCTTTGTTCCAAATTATCTCAAGGCAATAACCATTGAACAACTCAAGGTCATAAGCAATCTTGTTCTTAACTTGGTTAAGTGTTTCGTAAGCATTAATCGCTTGAATCTTTGCTTCGGCTTTTGCGATGTCAACGGTGTTTTGTCCGATTACCTTTGTTCCAATACCGGCAACATACGATGCTTTGGAAGAAACGATGGCATTGTGCTTGGGTGACTTGTTGAATAACTCAATCAGGAAATCGGGATACAAGTTGTCAGCACCAAAAGTCACATATCCTTTCGCCTTGTTTTCTTTGAAAACGGGAAGGACATTGTCGTGAAAGTTGATTCTTTGGAAGATCATTGAAAGTAAATAGCAACTTAAAGTGATTGCAACATACTAATCAAATCGGGGTGGGGATAAACATCAATTTTATCTGCACGAACTGAGTTATGAGTGAACACTCCGTTCTTGCCTGACAATGCTCTTTTTGTCACCGACCAAATATCCTCGTGATAAGTTAGGTCAATGCCGTATTTCTCACGCCACAACAACAACAATTCTTTGACTGATGCGATTTGTTCTTTTGTGTAGTTCTCAAAATAGGTGAATCCCTTGTATGGCTTATCAAGTTTGCACACATCTTTGACTTCTTTGCCTACATAATTGATGAACTTGCCGTTCTTCTCTACCAAGTATCCCCAATTACAAATCTCAATCCCGATGGATGTCTTGTCAAGTTTGGTGAATGGCAATCCTTTGAAGTGAGCAGATTTCAAACCTAAGTGATACGCCCAATACTTTGACGAGAACCCTTGCACGATTTCACCCGTGCGACTTATCGTAATGGCGGTTGCGATATTTACTGGATCAGCATCCCAAAATTGAAAGGTTGCAACTCCATCACCACCTCCAGCAGTATGATGCAAGTAAACTTGTGACTTTGGAGATTCCTCTTTGTAGAATCCGTTAAACTTAACTTGTTTCATCGGTGAAGAAGTTTGTGATGAACTTTCCAGCTCCACCAGCGATGCCGATAATCAACATCAACTTTGGGTGGTCAAGGTTCAAACCAGCAACAAACAACGATGCTCCGGCAATGGAATCACCAAGCACTCTGAATCGTTTTGGTGTAGGTTCAAAATAACCTTTTATCCTTGTCCTCTTTTTGGTTTCCACGATTTGTGTTTGTTGATGTGCTTGGTATGTCTGCGGAGCTTATTCTTTGGCTTCGCTCTGAATGTGCTGATGTTAGTTGCCTTTGCCATCTATCGCATCAATTTTCTTTGCGTAGTAACGAATCGCAAACAAACCCGAAACAATACCAACAAGAGCCAAGACAAGTGCAAACACAGGTTGCCAAGTGTTCGCAAAGTGCAGAACTGCCGAACTGCCTGAGATAGCCGTTGCAATGGCTGCCGTTGTATCATTGTCAAAGTGTTTCATTATTCAGTGGGCGGAAAAGGTGGTGATGGTGGTGGGATGTATTCGGCTTGTGGTAAGGTGAGAACCCAAGCGTATTGTGATGCTTGAACTTCGGGTTTGTCTTGGTCAGACAAAAACAAAAACCAAGTTCCGTCAATATCAGCAA